GAACCATATATAAAAATGTTGAATGATTATGCTGATAAAATATCAGCTAGTGATAAAAAATCAAAACAATTGGATTGGTCGGATAATCTAGTTGGTAATGTAAAACAGGAACATAAAATTGAAGACCATATTTGGCATAGTAAACCTGATGAACATTTACCTACACTATTTAATTGGATAGGTCATTGTACGAATCTGTATGTAAAGACAAAGTTGAAAGCTGATGGTGATGATTTAGACAAAAAGAAGGCAGAGCAAGGAATTAAAAAAGTATTATTACATAATAGTTGGATTGTTAATTCTATAGCAGGGGATTTTAATCCACCACATATGCATTATGGAATGCTGTCTACAGCAGGTTGGTTAAAAATGCCAGAGTCTGTAGAAAAAGATGAAGAAAGAGAACATGCAGGTTGGATTGAATTTTTGTATGGGACACCACAACTATTTATTGACCCAAAATATCCCGTAAAACCTCATGTTGGACAAATATTCTTTTTTCCTTCTTGGCTGCTACATGAGGTTTATCCGTTTCGTGGTAAAGGTTTAAGAAGAACCATATCTTTTAATTTAAGTTTTGAAATGTAGTTGACATACCTTTTGTATGTTATATAATAGATTTACGATTTAGGGGTAATATACTTGCAAATATGTTATTGCTTCTGGCTGAACAACAATACCTAAGTTGTAAGGCAGGATTCTTAGAAAGGATGTCCGAATGGATGATGTTCTAAGAGTTAGTACTGAAGTACTAGTTAATCATAGGAATGTGATTAGGCGGGAAAAGGTTGAGGGTGCGGTCACACAAATCCCTCGAAGCTACCTATTAAATTAATTTTGCAAAAAAGGAGTTCAAATTGAACGCAAATGAAATATCAAAGGTTGGTTATAATCCTCTACCAACTACAATAGATAACATTACAGAGGATAACCTAAGAAAGTTGATTGGTCAATCTGGTGATGTATCATCTGGCGGTGGATTACCTAGATTAAGCATCAATCACTCTACTGAAGATGATGATGGAAATTCTATTCCTAGAGGATTTTTTATGATAAGGGATTCTAGTGGAAAGTCTATTTTTGCACCTAAAGTTACATATAGACCTTTTGTTCGTACCTTTATGTATTCTGTATGGGATAATGACAGCAATCAATTCGGTAGTCAAACTATTCAATCCCGTGGTATGAATGATTTGTTTTATGATACTAATGGTGGATTGAAATGTGGTAAACTTGCCCCCGATAAGTTAAGAACACTAGATGAGCATTCTCCCGAGGCGGTACTCCAAAAGGGCATTAAATGTGTCCAAGTACTATATGGACTAGTGACCATAAATGCGGGGCAAGATGCCACAGGTAAACCGGCATCTGTTAAAGACCAAGAATCTATTTGGTATGTAAGAGGGTCAAGTTTCATTCGTATTTCTGATTGGGTGAAAACTTTAGAGGCACAAAGAAAACTTATGCCTACGGCAATTGCTGAATTAACAACTGTCAAGGGTAAAAGAGGTGGCAACATATATTATGGTGCTAGTGCTAAGACAATTAAATTTGGCAAATTCACTAAAGATGACCAAGACTTGCTGTTACGATTTTTCGGTTCAGTTAATTCTTTTAATAATGGTATTATGGAAGCCTATAGAACCAATAAAAAATTAAAAGAAGATGCAAACGATAATATTTTAGAAGCAAGGTTGGGTAATGGAACCAATTCTTGATTTAGTTAAGAGTTATCTAACTGACGCAAGTAAGGGCGAGGCTGAAATCTCGCCTAAACTTGTTCGTGAATTTAAAAAAGCTTGTGGTGATGCTTTAAAGAAACAATTTAGTCCCAATAAAAGGAAATGGCGAATGCGTATGTCTGGATTGGGCAAACCACTTTGTCAACAGCAACTCGATAAAAAAGAACTTCCCAGAGATTTAGAATATAATGCTGTAATGAGGTTTCTTATGGGTGACCTTGTTGAAGCAGCAGCCATATTTATTATGAAAGCATCTGGTGTTAATGTAGAACACACACAGAAGAAGGTATCTGCAAAGATTGGTGGGAAGAATATTAAAGGAACATTAGATACAAAGATTAATGGTAAAGTGTGGGATATTAAATCTGCAAGTCCTTATGCATTTACAAATAAATTTGGAAATTATGGTGGATACAGTAAAATAAAGGAAGACGACCCATTTGGTTATTTAGTACAAGGATATAGTTATTCCGAGGCAGATGGTTCGCCATTCGGTGGTTGGATTGCTGTAAATAAGTCAACAGGTGAATGGGCAATATGTGAAGCACCACAAGAACAGGAGGAAGAAAAGAATGAGACACTACAGAAAGCTAGTGATAATGTTAAAGCGTTGGTTGAGGATAAACCATTTAAAAAGTTATTTGAACCAAAGGATGAAAAGATAAAGATTAAGGGTGAAGATATATTTACAAAGAATAAGCTAATGCCGATGGAATGTAGTTTTTGTAGCTACAAATATCATTGTTGGCCTAATGCTGAACTGCGTAAGAAGGTAGCTACAAGGGCACAGAACAGACCTATGGTGTGGTATACCAAGTTAGTTCAGAAAGATTTGGAAAATTGCCTATAATATTTCAGTTAAATATCGCAGATACCGATATTGAGTCAAATCGTGATGTTTTTTACATTCAAGAGCATACAAAAGACCAAAATGCTCATAATGTGCTGTTTTTACACACTAGAGACCCTTTTCGTGTTCTGTGGGGTGACAGTACCTATGAAGCCAATAAACTGTCTCTAGACGAGGATATGGGACAAATTAAAAATTTATTAAACCGAAATGCTATTGTAATTGCTGATATTCATGGATATACAGAAGAATTGCGAAAAACATCACCACAGACAGCAGCATATTTGGATGTAAGGTTAGAAGAGCTATATGAGATATATAAACCAAAAAATATTGTTAAATGAAACTGAGTCATGGCTTTAGAAGTCGATTTGAATTTGAGTTTGCACAGTATCTGGCAAAGAATAAAATTAAATATGAATATGAAAAAGATAAGTTTAGGTACATTGTACCGATTAAATCATATACTCCCGATTTTTATTTGAAGGATTATGGATTTTATCTGGAATTGAAAGGAAATTTAGATGTCACCGATAGAGTTAAGCATTTACTTGTTAAAGAGCAAAATCCGACTTTGGATGTTCGATTTATCTTCCCAAATTCAAAGAAGAAGATATATAAAGGCAGTAAGACTACTTATGCCACTTGGTGTAACCGTCATGATTTTTTGTATGCTGATAATAGGATACCTAGTATATGGCTAAAATGATATCGAGAATGTATGCTCTGTTTAGAGGCATAGTGAGTTGGAAATATTTAGGGAAAGAATGGTTAAAAAAGAAGAAATAATACTACCCAAAAATAAGATGTATGTTATAATGTCACCTATTGGTGAAGACCAATTTAACATTATATGTGTTGATAAAATGGAAAAACCCATTAATGAATTATATTACATGATGAGGGGTTTGTGTGAAATGTCTATAAAACATCAAGAGGATTTAATTGAAGTTGGTAAAGAGGTAATGCTACAGGAAAAATTAAAAACAACAAAACTAGAATTAAAAAGCAATGTTATTCCGTTCAGACCAAGGAGGGGAAATGGTAAAAAACACTAAATTTGACTTGGATTTACAGTATGGACAATTACGGGAACAGCAAGTTCACGATATGTTTCATAATAAAAAGATTGAAGTTAAGACTGAAAGAGATTGGTGGAAGAAAACAGGTAATATTGCTATAGAATATGAATGCAATGGAAAGCCTAGTGGCATTGATAAAACAGAATCTGATTTTTGGATTCATATTTTATCAAATGGAACAGGTAATTACTGTAAATTAGTTTTTGATGTTCCTATGTTAAGACGCATCGTGGAAAAATATAAACCAACACACAGTAGAATGATAGGTGACAGAGGGGTTTCCAATTGTGTATTAATACCATTGGAAGAGTTATTTATGAAGGAAAATGTTGAATTATGATAACTAGTCTAGTTAAGGATGAAAATTAAAAAAAAATGTGGGGCAAATGAAAACACATCAATTTTTAAATAGGGCAAGTGTTCTTGTAGGAGGGCAGAGGCATAAGGATTATGGGGATAAAACTGACAATCATAAAAACATTGCAAAACTATGGTCTGCATATTTGAATGTTAAAATTACAGCACATGACGTGGCAATTATGATGTGCCTTCTAAAAGTAGCACGAACAAAACTTGGTGATGTTAGTGAAGATACATATATTGACATGGCTGCGTATGGGGCGATAGCCGGTGAGATTAAATTTAAGGAGGAACATGAAAAAAATAACAAATGAGCAGTTAAATGTTTTACTGAAATATTTGAGTAGCAAACCTTATGTTGAGGTATATAATTTAATACAATTATTAGGAAGTTTGCCAGAGATAGAGAGTAAAAATGGTGGACAAAAAGATACCAAACAAAAATGAGGCAATTCTACAGCTACTATATTTTGGAATTGATAAATCAGGTAATTTCTTTTCAGAAAAATGGACATGCCCACCACAAGAGTTTCGTAAACACATGGATAAGTGGAACGAAAATTACGTAGATACAATTAGGTATGAAAATTTAATTAAATATATTGATAATCTTTTTGAAAAAGATATAAAGGATGTTAGAGGATATATGACATGACAAAAACAATTACAAATATAATACAAAATGATTCTCGGGGTACTAATCCAGACACCCATGCACATGAGGATAAGGTATGGGAATTACAGTTTGAAGATGAAGATTCTGCTGTTTTAACAAAGGGTAAGATGTTAGAGTATCTAACAAAAGGAACTGTTCCTGTAATGACAGTACATTCCTTTAAGAATTGGGATATTACAACAACAGCCGGACATACAATTAGAACATGGGTTGTTGTGTATGATGACAAA